GATGTATCCTCCTGCTCTGTTACAGGCTCTGCTGGTGACTCTACCGTTTCTGTAGTAATGACTGGGACTCTTAAAGCTAGTGACTATATCCAGCTTGGGTCAGGGTCTTCTGCCAGACTACACAAAGTACTTGTAGACCAAACTGGTAGTGGAAACCTCGAAATCTGGCCCAGTCTCCGCAGTGATTACACGTCTCAAGCTGCTGTAATAAGTTCTCCTAAAGGGGTCTTCCGTCTTAAACAAAATGTGGCTGAATGGTCAATCAACAATGCTAGTGAGTATGGCATTAGCTTTGAAGCAATAGAGGTAATTACATAATGGCTGATAAGAAGATTTCTGAACTTACAGCGTTGACTGGGGCTAATGTTAGTGATGCTAATGACAAGCTCGCTATTGTAGATGCCTCTGCAAATGAAACTAAGTATATCACTCGTTTGGAATTGTTCGAGTCTGTTGGTGAAACTGATTTTCACGTAGACCAAGGTAATGGTAGAGTCGGCATCGGCACCACATCACCGACCGAGGCGCTTGATGTGAACTCGGACGCGATCCGCATTCGCACGGCCCAAACCCCGGCCAGCGCGTCGGCAACTGGTACCACTGGTCAGTTCTGCTGGGACAGCGACTACGTCTATGTTTGCGTGGCAACAAACACTTGGAAGCGCTCGGCGCTTTCGACTTGGTAAGGTAAGATAAAATGGACGAAAGCTGGCATCTCTCTAAATCTGTTCCTATCACACTAATCGTGGGGTTGGTAGTTCAAGTCATTGGCGTTGTCTGGATGTTTAGCCAGATGTCGTCCGATGTAGAAAACAACAGTAAAAGACTGGATCATGTTGAAGTAAAAGTTAATGAAATTACCGATAGAGCGCAACAACAAGCTATTCAGCTAAGTAGAATTGAAGCACAAATTGACGCCCTAATGGATAAGACTGATCGTATTTTGGTAGCAATGACAAGTAAGTGAGTAGGTTATGTCCAGAGACCTTTCCCAAACTACAGTAGACCTGCTAGACGATGATGTAATCTACCCCTTCTTTGCTGTTGAACTGTTGTTCGATGGAGACCAAACTCTTAGACTTTGGACTGGTGTAGGAACCTTGGTCTACCAAAGCCAGAGTTGGTATGGAACTGGTAGTCTTCTGGCTATTGATGCTATTGAGGAAACCTCTGAGATTGCTGCTAAAGGGGCTACTCTTACTCTTAGTGGTGTCCCCTCGGAAGTTATCTCTCTGGCTCTCAGTGAACCCTATCAAGGGAGGGTGGCTAAGATCTACTTTGGTACCTTCTCTTATGGCCTTTTGCTACAAGAAGATGCTGCCTTTATTCTTCTGGAAGATGGATCAAAGATCAAGCTTGAAAATCGTAAGACTGATTTGACTGAAATCTTTGTAGGCTATATGGACAAGATGGACATTGAGGAAACCCCTGATAACTCTACAATCACACTTGCTCTTGAGAACAAACTGATTGATCTGGAAAAGCCCAGACCCCCAAGGTTTACTTCTTCTTATCAGAAATCTATTTACCCCAATGATTTGGGGCTAGACTTCGTAGAAAGCCTACAGCAAAAAGAACTGTTCTGGGGAAAGAGGACACCTAGCTAATGATTACTTACCAGCAAGAGTTTTTGTGTAGCTGTGAGAAAGAAGCACAAGAACTGATCCGATTGCACTGGGAAGAGATTGCAACTAATAAAGAAACTATCAAACTTAATCCTGATTGGGATCTTTACTATGCACTAGAAGACAGGGGAAACCTGAACATCTACACTGCTAGAGAAGACGGTAGGTTGGTAGGCTACTTTGTAGTTATCGTTGGTTCTAATCTACACTACAAAGATCATATGTTTGCAGAGAACGATATTCTATATCTACACCCAAACTACAGACAAGGTTGGACAGGCATACGTCTGCTCAAATTTGCAGAGAAGGCCCTTAAAGAAGAGGGAGTATCTGTCATCAAGATTAACACCAAAGTTCATAAGCCTTTTGATCCTTTGATGGAATGGCTTGATTATAGTCTGACTGAGAGAGTCTACACTAAATATGTAGGAGATTAATACATGGCTATTTCTGCTGCTTCGGCTCTCCTTTCGACTGTTACTACTGCTGTGACTGGTGGTACTCTGCTTGGTGGCTTTCTCATTGGTCAAACTGTCGGGACTATGGTAACGCACTTCCTTGTTCCCACTGCTATGGGGGCTGTTATGAATGCCCTTACCCCCAAGCCTTCTACTGGTCCCTCTGGTTACAATATTACTACGACTAACTCTACTGCACCTCATCAGATCATCTATGGTAAGTCTAAATGTGCTGGGGTTCGTGTGTTTGATACTACCACAGGAAGCAGTAATAAATTCCTTCATAGAGTACTGGCCTTCGCTGGCCATGAGGTAGATTCTTTTGAAGAAATCTATTTTAATGACGAACTGGTCACTCTTGATGGGTCAGGAAATGTAACCTCTCCTTCTAGATATGATGGTAAGGCTACGGTTAAGGTACATCTTGGTGCCCCAGACCAAGTAGCAGATGCAGATCTTGTAAGTGAGGTTGAGAAGTGGACTAATAACCACAAGCTTAGTGGTATTGCTTATCTCTATGTCAAGCTTGAGTTTAATAAAGATGCCTATCCTAATGGTGTTCCAGAGATTACTGCTGTGATCAAGGGTAAAAAGGTTTATGACCCCAGAGATAGTGGTCAAGACGCCAGTGATTCTACAACTTGGTTGTGGTCTGCCAATTCAGCCCTTTGCATTAGAGACTATCTTACCAATTCACAGTTTGGCTTGGGGGAGAGTTCGGATAGTATTGATGATACCCTGTTCTCTACTGCTGCGAATGTTTGTGACTACTACAACTACCCTACACTGACTGGGGATGCTAGGTATGAAGCCAATGGTATTTTCTTGGCAAACACTGAACCTTACCAACTACTGAACCAAATCTTGAGTTCTATGGGCGGTCTCCTGTGGTATGCTCAGGGTAAGTGGCGCTGTAAACCTGCTTACTGGACTGCACCAGTTCTTTCTTTTACAGAGGATGATCTTCGTAGTTCTATCAGTGTTTCTACCAGACACTCTCGCAGAGATAACTTCAACACAGTGAACGGTATTTGGAGGGGGGCAGATTCCAACTGGGAGTTCACTGATTTTCCTCCTGTAGTAAATACTGCTTTCATTGCTGCGGATAATGGACAAGAACTGTCCACAGATTTGACGCTTCCTTTTACCTCTGATGTAGATATGGGAAGACGTATCGCTAACATCTATCTAGAGAGAAATCGCCAGCAACTTACTGTTATGGCTTCTTTCGGTATGAGAGCCTTCAAGGTACAAGTTGGTGATAACATCAATCTTACAGTGTCTAGGTTTGGTTGGGTAGCCAAAGAGTTTGAGGTTGTTTCTTGGACTTTTGGTTTGGTAGGAGAGAGTGACCTACAGGTACACATGACTTTGAGAGAAATCTCTGAGAGTGTCTTTGATGACATCCAAGATGGGGTAGTCTACGAGAGGGACAACACAACTCTCCCTAGCCCCTTCTTTGTCACACCTGTTGGTATCGCAGTATCGTCTACAGCACAAATCTCTAACCAGAAGATTACTAATATTGCTGTAGTTACAGTCTCTGCTGGGGATGATGTTTATATTGATAGGGTAGAGGTTGAATACAAGCTTTCTAGTTCTTCTGTCTGGAAGGCTGGTATTAATGGGCCTTTGGGAGCCTTTGAGATTGTAGATCTTGAAGTTGCTGACTATGACTTTAGGGCGAGGGCTGTCAATACTTTTGGGGTTCGTGGTGATTGGGACACTATCACTGATGTGGAAATTAACCCCTTTAGTGGACCCCCTTCTGATGTTACAGACTTTGAGTATCAACTTTCTGGTGGCACTATTTTCTTTCAGTGGGATCCTGTTGTAGACCCAGACCTTTCTCATTATGAGTTGAGATATAGCAGCGCACTTTCTGGGGCAACTTGGGACACCTCTAGTACAGTTATCCAAAAGATTGCTAGACCCGGAACAGCAGCAAGTCTTCCCGCCAGATCAGGTACCTTTCTTATCAAGTCTTACGATAAAGAGGGTTTGTATAGTACTAATGCTACTTCTGTCACAATCCAGCCCTCGGAACTTCCCGCTTTGGGAACTACAGATACTGTGACTGAAGACCCCTCCTTCAGTGGTTCCAAGACTAACGTCACGTATGTCTCTAACTCTATTGAGATTACAAACACTGGCGCAGATGGTATCTATAACTTTAATACTTATATTGATACGGGCACGACAAGAAGTGCTAGGGCAACTGGTTTCACTACTTTTGAACGTAGGTACATTAGTGGTGGTAGCCCCCTCTGGGATTACATCCCCCAAAACTGGGATACTTGGCCGGGTAACTTTGATAACTGGTCTGATGAAGACGCACCCTTTGGTGATACTAGGGTGGTTATCCAAGTCTCTGCTACACCAGATGATCCTGCTGGTTCCCCGACTTGGGGGTCTTGGTTTGAAGCTAACGGTAGTTCTCTAATAGGCAGGGCTTTCCGCTTCCGAGCTATCTTGGAGAGTACAAGTCAATACATCTCACCCGGCGTCCTGACACTCAGTGCAGACGTAGAATACTAAGAGGAAAACATGAGTCAACACGATTTCGATATTGCCAATCAAACTTCGGGTTCTGCACGGACCGATATTAATAATGCTTTGAAGGCTTTGGCATCTTGCTCAAGTGGGGCAACTGCCCCTTCGACTACTTATGCCAATATGCTTTGGTATGATACTGCTAACGATCTTCTCAAGATGAGGAACGAAGCTGATAGTGCTTGGATTACAATCAGTAAGATTGACCAAACCACTGGTGCTTTTCCTTACATTGGAACTACACAGATCACTGCTTTTCTTGATGAAGACAATTTCGCTTCTAATAGTGCAACGGCTGTGGCAACTCAACAAAGTATCAAAGCTTATGTAGATTGGATTGGCGGGACTGGTTACACCAACTCCGGGACTGGTTTTGCTTATATCCCTTTCCGAAATGGTATTATAATTCGAGTAGGTAAGTTTGATAGCACTAGTGATGATAACCAAGAGGTTACTTTTCTTGCACCCTTCCCCAATGGGTGTTTGGCTGTGTTGAATGGTGGAACAGCCACTAATGACACTGACTGGACTCCGTGGACTGCCAACAACATCACAGCGGCAAGTTTTTACGCCAATCGGTCGGATGCCGTTAGTGGTACTAAACCCGGCCAGATCT